ACCTGAAGTAATTAAATTACTTCACATTATTGCAGGCGAGGAAACTATTGTCCTGGCTACGGGCCGTAGCGACAAAATTCGGCAGCAAACATATGCATGGTTAATAACTCAAAAGATCAGTGCATTTACACCTGTGTATATGCGCAAAACAGGAGATCACCGCGAAGATCATATCGTTAAGGCGGAACTGCTAGATAAAATAATTCACGACTTTCCTGGTGAGGAGATCGGCGGCGTCTTCGAGGACCGCCAGCAAGTCGTGGATATGTATCGCGCCCAGGGGTTGCGCGTGTTCCAAGTTGCAAAAGGAGATTACTAAAAATGTTTAGTCATGTAATGCTCGATCTTGAAACTTTGAGTAGTAGAAATAGCGCCGGCATCCTAAGCATTGGCGCGGTCAGAATGGACCTCGTCAACTTCGCACTCGGCCCCGAGTTCTACGTGGCGATCTTGCCTTCCTCCTCGCAGAACTTCGGGCTGCACATCGACGCGGACACGATCGTGTGGTGGATGCGGCAGAACCCACTGGCGCAGAAGGTCTTCAGCGACCCCCGCGCCGTGCCGCTGGACTTGGCGCTGGCGGACTTCGGCAACTTCTTACAGGGGGAAATCGTCAGCGGCCTGTGGGGTAACGGAGCTACGTTCGATAACGTCATACTGCGCAACGCCTACGCGGCTTGTGATATAAAGTGTCCGTGGAGCTACAGGGACGACGTCTGCTTCCGCACGATGCGAAAGTTGTTCAACATGCCGCTGCCACTGGAAGCCGCGACGGGCGTAGCACATAACGCCCTGGATGACGCCCGGCGACAGGCCGCGTCGCTGTTGGCCGTAATGCAGCGACTGCGTAGTGCCGAGAAGACGCTAGAAGAGGCTCAGAACACAATATCGAGAATGATCGCAGACGGAGTATAAGTTGTTGCAGAACAACCCCAAGATCGTGCCCCCGCCCGGGCGAAGAGCGCTTACCCCGCCCGTTAAGCGTACCAACGCGGAGCGGATTTACTGCCCGCGCTGCATCGCCACGTTCCAAGGCGAAACCGGACAGGCGCGGTATCGAGAGCACTGGAGACAGGAGCATACGAAATGACTTCTGTATTTTGGAATTTAGAGCTATACCAACTGCCAAAATACGCAGATTTTGCGGCGCAAGCCAAGCCGACTGACCCCATTCCCTATCGCTACTGTCCGCACTTAGGTTCAGATAGAAAACTTTGGCAAGGGCGCATCGCGTTTTGTATGACTCATATGGCGTACATGTGCTATCAATGTTGGAAGTGTCATGCGTACGAATGCCTAGCAAAGGTGCAACAATGAGAAAAATATGGGTTTTCCTTTATCGCTGGTGGCACGGGCAATGCACAGAACATGGTATAGCGCTTATTCACGATGTAATTCCTGACACAGCGGCGGGCGGCATTAGCTCGAACTACTGGTTTCGCTTCTGCCCTATCTGTGATCCAGACCAGTACGAGTGCTATCTCGACAACGAAGAATACATGCGAGAACTAACCGCTGAAGCTGTGAGAGCTCGCGCTGAATCGCGAAGAATGGAATAGCTTTGATAAAAGATTTTATCATTTACGATTACGAAACAAAAGCCATACGGCGCAGGCCCGTTTACCCTCCCGAGCCCGTCGGGCTGGCCATCGAATTCCCTGGACAGATGCCGCGCTACCACTCCTGGGGACACCCCACGAATAACAACTCGACGTGGAGCGAGGCACACAACGATCTCCGCCGCGCTTACGAAAGCGGTCTGCCGCTGGTAGCGCACTATGGGAAGTTCGAAGAGGAAGTTAGCCAGGTGCATATGCTGATGAAGCCACTGCCCTGGCACCGCGCTCATGACACAATGTACCTCCTCTTCCTACAAGACCCTCACGCCGAAAGCTTGGAACTAAAGCCTAGCGCCGAACGCATCCTGGGAATGAAGCCGGAAGAACGCGACCGCTTAAAAGAGTGGATACTGGAGCACATCCCTGAAGCCCATAAGAAGCCTTCTACGTGGGGCGAATATATCTGTATGGCTCCGGGCGACCTGGCGGGCCGGTACGCCATCGGCGATTTGCGCCGTGAAAAGGGTCTGTTTAACAAGCTGCACAGGGAAATCTGCGACCGGGGCATGCGTCCGGCCTACGACCGCGAGCGCCGCCTAATGCCGCTCCTACTCGAAGCCGAGCGGACGGGCGTACGCGCGGACCTTAAAGGTATGGAGCGCGATCTACCGCTCTTCGAGGCCGCTCGAGAGCGCGTGGCCACTTACCTTCGGAAACGGCTTAAGCAGCCGGACCTGAACTTTGAATCGAAGCGCGATCTGGGCGAGGCGTTGAACAAAGCGGGCATGGTAACCGATTGGACGTGGACGGCGGGCGGTAAAAACACCCCGCCGCAACGCAGCGTTTCAAAGAAAACTATGACTATCGATAAGTTCCGCGATCCGAAATTCGGGCAAGAGTACGGATACTGGGTACGGATGGGCACGGTACTGAAGATGTTCCTACGCAGCTGGATCGAAACTGCATCCTTAAATGGCGGGTACATTAAGCCTAACTGGAACCAGGTTCGCCAACAGTCTACCGACGGAGATTTTAGCGGCACCCGCACCGGACGCCCGTCGTGCGACGATCCGAACCTGTTTAACGTAAGCAAGAATTTCACGAACAACAAGAACGACGGATATTATCATCCTGCCCATCTCGCGGCATTGCCCGAGCTACCCTTGATGCGCACTTACTTATTACCAGATAAAGACGGATTGTGGTTACATCGTGATTTCAATCAACAAGAGCTACGCATGTTGGCACACTTCGAAGGTGGACCACTGTGCGAACGGTACAATTTAGAGCCGCGTTTCGACATTCACAGTACGATGGAAATTGGTATTGAGGAAATTACTACCATTGCGCTGGGTCGCGATCGTACGAAGATCGTAGATTTTAGTTCTATCTACGGAAAAGGTGCGACGGGGCTATCCGTAGACTTGCATATTGATATGACAATGACAAAGTTGATCCTAGCCGCAAAGGCAGCTTTAATGCCCGGCGTGGACCACCCTATTAACGGTCTCGCGGCCCGCGTAAAGGCTCGCGGCGCAGCGGGCGAAGCCATACGTACGTGGGGCGGACGCGAGTACTTTGCCGAAGAGCCGGGCTTCAACAAGAAATTCGGCTATGTGATGGACTACCTGTACAAGCTCCTAAACTATCTGGTGCAGGGCTCTTCTGCCGACGTGACAAAAGAAGCGATGATCCGCTACGACGAGCACCCCCGGCGCGAAGGACGATTCTTAGTCGCTGTGTACGATGAGATTAACGTCTCCACGCCCTCTATGAAGGGTCTAACGGCGCGAGCGGTAAAGGACTTCGTTGCCCGAGAAATGGCCGTGCTTAGAGAGTGTATGGAGTCGGTCGAAGTCGACGTACCCATGCTAACAGACGGGAAGTTGGGAAAGAATTGGGGTGCACTGGCGGCCTACGATAAGCCCGAAGAGCCCTTGGCACTGTGGACGGCGTGGAAGGCGCAACGCGATTTATTAACGGGGGCACCATGAGTAATGTAGGCAGCAATGATGTACCGCTGTATATTCAACGCGGCTTTTATAAGCATGCGCCTCCGCCCAAATCGCGGATTACGCCCTTAGAATTGGCACAGCTGCTATCGGTAAAGTGCAACGGCGAACGTGTACTCGACGCTCATACTGCCTTTGATACGGTCGCTGCCGCACTACCCAAGCTACAACTTATGGACGGAACGCCTGTAACCAGCTTATTCCAAGTGCAAACATTTTTCCGTAAGTTTTCTAAATTCATAGATCCTAAGGAGAAGAATGCCTAGACCGAGGCTCGTTCAAATTTCTTCCTGGTCGTACAGCCGCTACCAGGATTACGAGAAGTGCCCCCAGCTGGCTAAATTTAAGCACGTTGAGAAGCGCCGGGAGCCGGGCAGCGCCGCTTACGCTAAGGGTAACCGCGTGCACGCCCTAGCGCAAGTGTGGGTTACACGTGAAGTGCCTCCGCTGGACCGGGATAATAAAAATTACCATGCTGAACTGCTGGCCGTCAATAAGAAAGGCGCTCCCATACCCACCGAGCTCTCCACCTTCGAAGAGGAGTTCACAGAGTTACGGCTTACAAAAGGTAAGGGGGAACAGTCGTGGGGCTTTAAGTCTGACTGGTCGCTTACGCGCTGGGACGACTGGGCGGGCTGCTGGCTCCGCATCAAAACGGACTTTCACTATATCGTCGTCGAGAAGAAGGGTAAGCTGCGAAGCAGCGACGGCTTTATTATCGACTATAAGACCGGGCGTGAGTATTCGGAGCATGGCGAGCAGCGCTCGCTGTACGCGCTAGGTATGTTCTTGCTGTACCCCGACCTGCGCTCGGTAACAGCGGCACATTGGTATTTAGAACCCGGCTTGGAGCGCCATGATACGTGGCAGGCGAAAGATTTCGAGAAGTTGCGTGAATATTGGGCCAAGCGGACCCGGGCCCTGCTCTCGGATACGACCTTTGCCCCGCGCCCGACGGCGGAGAACTGTCAGTGGTGCTTCTTCCGCCACACGCCCCACTGCACCGTATGCGGGCGGGGGAATTGCATCTGCCCGAGTGGACCACAACTAGCCGAAGGACCGTGCGAACACGGATAGAAAGGAGAAATATTGTGGTAGACTGGTATGTAAAAGGGAATACGATCTACGAAGGTCAACGTATCGTAGCCATTGCTATCGGTGAAGGCCGAGAAGCTGCCGCCGAGCAGGCGGAAGCGATCGCTATGTTGCACAACAATGCAGAGAGCCTCACAGCGCTTGTCTGCCCGAACGGTTGCGTCGATCCGGGAAGTCACTATTGTAGGCACTGTGGAAGTGCGTTAACTGCAAAAACAGTTACCGTCGAAAGGCGAAGGATAGAAAAATGAGTAAGCGATTCTGCACTTTATGTGGCTATGCACTGTGTGGAGAGTTTGGAACTATGCATGAACTCTCAGGGCTGCTATCCTGTCCTCTGCCCGAACAGCGCCCACCCGTTGAGCCCACATCTACGTTGACACGTTATGTCGCAGGGTTTATGATGACCCACGATGGGCTGGTCGCACTAGTGCACAAAAATAAGCCTCCCGCTTTAGCGGGAAGGCTGAACGGTATTGGTGGTAAGATCGAAGCCGACGAGTCGCCCCGACAGGCGATAGTCCGTGAGTTTTATGAAGAAACTAGTCTGCACATAGATTCGTGGGAATACTTTTGTCTGTTGCATTGTTCGCCTCCGGGTATGGGCGCGTCGGCAGTCTACTTTTTCTATACCTGGCAAACAGCGCAACTGTTGGCACAACTACAGACGATGGAAACGGAAGAAATCAAGATTGTTCCGGATCGACAGATTAATACCACGACGGCACTTCCCAATGTGCCATGGCTTTTACGGATGGCTGCTTCGATGCAGGAAGGCGAGCGGGCCGCGTGGTTTGAGGTAACGGAGCATTACGAGTGAGCGATACTATCCACAACGACGCGGAAGGCTGGTGGTTTTGGGATGAAACCTGGGCGGATCGGCAAGGTCCCTATCCCACGGAGGGGCGGGCGCGGAAGCGGTTAAAAGATTACGCCGAATATCTGAATACTGGCATCGACCCGGAAAAAGAAAAATGAGCGTGTACGTGGACGATATGCGTGCGATTTACGGAAGAATGTTCATGTGCCACATGATCGCCGATTCGCACGAGGAACTGGTAACGATGGCCCGGTCGATCGGCGTCGCGGAGAAGTGGCTACAATGGCGGGGAACGCACCGGGAGCACTTCGACGTCTGTCTTAGTAAGCGCGTGCTGGCGGTACGGGCGGGAGCCGTAGAGCTGACACAACGGGAATTGGTAAGGAAAATTGTGGAGCGAAAGAAGTGAAAATCTACAGACAGCATTGGTTCTGCAAGAATTGTGAAATACAGGTAGAAACGAGAATTGAAACAGGCTTCGAAAAGGCTTTCCGCTGCGCGGAATGTGCCTCGCTAATGCAAGAAATATTTTCGCAGTCTGGGGTTCTCTACCGCAAATTGATTATGGACTTCACGAGGGTACGATGAAAAGAAGAATAAAATACAAATTTATGCGCGTATTGGTTTACTTGCTAATGAAAACTTCAAAAGGCAAACAAATAACGATCGCGTATAGTTGCGATAAGTTCCACACCTTTAATCTAGTCGATGAGAACACGCCGCATTGGCTGGCCCGTAAAAATAAAGTGTTGCTGACGGCGCATAACTCTATGGATTTGGTACGCTTGAAGTGAAAAAGTTGGAACGTGATGTGCAGAAATCGGTGACCACGTGGGCGCGGGAGCGCGGGGTGGAGTGTTCCAAGTTGAACACCGACAACGGCTACCCCGACTACATCTTCTGGCTTCCGCTACGCCCGGCGCTAATCGAGTTTAAGCGCTCGGGCGCGGAGCCCTCCCCTTTGCAATTACACCGAATCGGAATCTTATTGGAGCTAGGATATGACGTTACCGTCGCAGACACAAAAGAAAAAGCCGTTGCGTTTATCGAAGAATGTATCCGCGAGCGCTACGAGAACTCGCAAATCCGCCGTCTTAAAAACGGCTCCGCAGTCCTCACCGCGAAAACCACACAAGTACCAAAAGCGCGGCGTTGAGTGGCTAGTGGGCCACGGCGGCGCGGGCATCTTTGCCGCCATCGGCAGCGGGAAGACGGCGGTCGTGCTGCGGGCGCTGCTGGCGCTGAAGGACGCCGGGCTCTTCCGCCGCGCCCTGGTCGTCGCCCCGCCGCGCGTGATGCGGCAGGTGTGGCCGCGCGAGGCCGCGGAGTGGGCGGGAACGGAGTGGGAGCGCGTTAAAGAGCTTCGCGTGGTGATGCTGCACGGCGAAGACAAGGACGCGCTGGCTATGCAGGACGCGGATATCTACGTCATTAACGCGGAAGGTCTAAAGTGGCTTTTTGAAGATGGTAAATTCAAGCGCTTTAGATGCATGGTAATCGACACGTTCATCGTGGACGAAAGCACCCTGTTCAAAAACAGGAACACGAAGCGCTTCAAGATGGTGTCCAAGGTCCTGCCCTCCTTCCAGCGCCGCTGGATCATGACGGGGACGCCCAACCCGAACGGCTACATGAACCTCTTCCCGCAGATTTACCTGATCGACCTGGGGCTGGCGCTCGGGAAGTACGTCACCCGCTTCCGGCAGGAGTACTTCGTGCCCATCAACGACTGGGAGTGGCGCTTGCAGGCCGGAGCGGATAAGCGGATTCAAGAGAAAATTGCACCTTACATTTTTCAACTCGATGCCGGCGACTACCGGGAAATCCCCGTAGAGCCCAACGTCGTGCGCGTGGACCTGCCCCCGGCGGCACGGAAGTTGTACAATAAGATGGAAGAAGAAATGTTGGTTGAGTTGAATAATCAACGCTTCGTCGTGGCCGCGAACTCGGGCGCGGCCCATATGAAGTGTGCACAAATTGCCAACGGCGGATTGTATCACATGGTAGGTCCTGGCGGAATTGATTTTACCAATCTTAGCTTGGGGCAATCCTCTGCGAATACATTCAAAACTTTAAAGCGTACGTGGGAAAACTTGCACGAAGCGAAGACCGACGCCGTCGAGGAGCTCGTCGAGGAGCTAAACGGCTCGCCCGCGCTCGTCGTCTACGACTTCCTACACGACTTGGACCGCCTACGTAAGCGCTTCCCGCGAGCGCCCTTTATCGGCGGCGGAGTTTCGCTTAAGGAAAGTGAGCGGCTTTGCGACGCGTGGAACCGGGACGAGTTCCCGGTAATGCTGGTGCAGGCTACCAGCGTAAGCCGGGGGTTGAACCTGCAACGCGGATCGGCGCAGGACGTAATTTGGCACTCGCTCACCTTCGACCTGGAAGTTTTCCAGCAGCTGAACGGGCGGCTGGCGCGACAGGGCTCGAAGCATGACCGTATATTCTCACATCTTATTGTAGTCAACGGCACTACCGACGAAGCCCGTTTACGGGCGCTCCGTAGCAAGGACAAAACCCAGCAGGCATTTTTAGCGGCGCTGCGTGAATACGCGAAAAACCGACAAAAAGGCCGCAAAACCGCATAAAAATAAATGCTTTACAAACCGTAACGGATCGGTTATACTGATGTTGTTATGGCGGTCCTTAAAGACGTCCGCTAACGAGGAGCAAGGAAAAATGGCAAAAACACAAGTAGCGACCATCTGGCAAAGCGACCGTATCGTGCGCGAGGTCCGTCCGGCGGACGGCAAGAAATTTTCCCTCCGAGAATTGCAGGATGCGGTCGGCGGTACCATTGAGCACGTTCCGCACACCCGCCCGTTTGCGTACTGCAACGAGGAGGGCCGCTTAATCGGGCTTCCCGTGAACGCGCTCGCCTCCCTCGAATTCCAGCAGATTCTCGTCGGCGACGTGATCCAGGTGCATACTGAAGTTAAACAAGAAAAACTCAATCCCAATTTGCACAACGAAATACGCCAAATCGGTAAACTCGTTGTGCAGCGTATGAAAGATAGGGTGACCCGTGGATAACCAACAGTACCAGGGCAACCTCATCGACAGCCTCACCGCCACGGTCGCCCGCATGGTGCCGAAAAATAGCGGCGCGATTACCGCATATCAGCTAGGTGTGGTAAACGGCAACCTTTTCACTGATCCGGTAGCGGCCTTGACGTATATCCTCGCCGGAAACGCCTATGTTACGCTACGCAGCCGAGCAACCGGGACGCGCTATACCTACCGCGTCGCGCTGGCCAAGAAGACAGCGGAGCAGGCGGGGTTGTGGGCCGACGAACGAACAGACCTGCGGCGCTACTTTGTTTCGCTGCTGACCGGGCCAGAGAACATGGACGACTACTCCTATATCGGACTAGTGGAACAAGCGGGTACAAACCGCCCGACGTTCCGGCTGACGAAGAAGTCCAAGATGACCCGCGACTCAGCTCCAGTTAAGGCTGTTTCTTGGGCGGTGGAGAAGTTGGCGCTCGGCGTCCTACCAGACTCGCTGGAGGTCTGGCACGAAGGGCGTTGCGGACGCTGCGGCAGGCCCTTAACCGTACCGGAGTCCATCGCCGCCGGAATCGGTCCAGAGTGTGCTAGTAGGATGGGCCTATGACGATCCACTGGGATTCCTCCGTGGAAGTCAAGGACGCGGCGGTGGAGCGGCGGGAGTGGCGGTACGACACCATCCTACTGGAACGTTCGCGGCTGAGGCGGCGGCTCGACTGGCTCCTGGGGGCAACCATCATCATTGCGATGGCGGCAATGGGATGGACGGCGCTTTACCTGGCGGTAACGGCGATCAAGGCGGCGCGGGTGCTGTAAAAACTAGACTTACAATAAAGGAGCTCGACATGGCAGGAATTAAGTTGAAGAAGCGGAAAGTGAAAGTCCCCAGCGCCCGGGCTGGACGCGTCCTCGCTGGGCTTGTCCGTGGCAATAAACCCAACGCCGTCGTAAGCGGCCCTCCCCCGCTCGACGAGCAGAAAGCCGCCGCCGCGCCCGTCTGTCCCTGCGGTAAGCCGGGCTATAAGATACAGGGTATCGACGGTGACTTCTGTAGCGAGGCGTGCTACGAGGAGCACCGCCGCCCTAAGGCTCCGCTGGGCTCCGTAGGGCCAATTAATGCCCTAAAGCCCGGGCAGCGGTTCCGCTGCGATATGCCAAAGATGGGCAATGATGGAGGTCACAGTCTTGCGGGTTATCTGGTCTATTGCACAGCAGGTGGGGCGCTAGTCGAGCTTGACAGTCCGCCCAGCCGCCGTCAGTTTAAGGACGCTCGCAGTGGGGCTGCCGTAGACTTTACTGCCGCTCGCCGGACGCGCGTAAACTGGTCTTTGCTGACGGAAGTCACTGTTTTGGAAGGAACAAAAGATTTCTCTTTACAATCTGCGAATGATGGAGTACAAAGGTCACGTAGTACAAATCTAAACAGCAGGACACCCGAGGAGGGTATCGATATGGCAACCAAGAAAAAGGCAGCAAAGAAGACGAAAGCGAACGGAGAAGCCAAAGGTAAGCGCGGACGCGCCGGGCAGTTCGGTCCCGAAATGAAGATCAAAGTTCTCGCCGACAAGAACCCCAAGCGCGAAGGGAGCGCCGCCAGTGAGCGTTTCGAGCTCTACGGCAAGAACAAGACGGTGGAGTCTTTCCTGGCAGCCGGGGGCAGCAGCCGCGACCTGGCTTACGACGTTACGCACGGTCACGTCGAAGTCAAGTAAGCAGGTCCTCCCGGTAAAAAGCTGTAGGCCCTCCGGTCTTACGACCGGAGGGATTTTAACACTGGAGACGTTTGTGGAATTCCAAATAAAAGTCCGCGAGCTTACCGAACTGTTAAAGCGGACTGGCAACAAGAACGAGAAAATCCGCGAAGCTATTCGCTATAAGAACGAGGACTCGCGGACCACGCTGGCCACTACCGTCTTCGCGCCCGGGGAGCTTAAGACGCTAGCCGCCGTAATCGACGCCCGGCTAGCGGAGGCACCGACCGATCGGCATAATAAATGGGTAAAGGGTCGCTTACGCGCTTACTTCGAATTGTTCGAAGGCAAGGTTAGTTCCGCGACAAAGGTTAAGAACCTACAAATGCTTCCCATTGCCATTCAACGTTACCTGGAAGAATCTGCACCGCATCGTTGGATTTTCCGAGAGAATAGCGACCACATCCTGCTCCCCTATCTAGTTACGGATATTAAGTACTTTAAGCGCCGCCGCGAACGTGGAGGGTATGTCTACCCGGCCTACGTGAAAATAGATTTTCTTGGTTACAAGAACGGCTCTCGAGAAAGCGAAAGCGCGAGCATTGATGAGGACGCGTTTACGCCGACTACAGTTCCTAAGATTTTCGAGCAGCTCGGACTTAGTCATGAAACGCCCGCTGCTGTAGCAGAATACACGGCGTCGTTGGAAACCTATGGAGTTTACCAGAATGCTTGTGGCGTCCAGGCATTGGCTATCGGAGTGGGCTTCGGTATACAACTTAGCCGTTGGCAATCTCGTTACAGCCAGGTGGAAATGGTCCGTAACGGTCAGGCGACAAAAGTAGTTCTTGACCCGCGAACCGAGGAGCTTGAAGACAATAAGGGTGATGACGAGCCCCGCTTCTACACAGTTAATTTCTGGGAAGACGTACCCGACCGTAACGGCCTAACCGCGCGGGGCATTGAACTCGATGAAGACGAGGATGAAGACGAGGATGAAGACGATCCAGACGAGCCGGAGAAGCCGAAACTCGAAGTTATGCTCCCGCTGCATCCTTATTTGTACTGCTTCGATCTGGACACTCATAGCTGGATTAACCTGCACGCCGCTAACCTACAACCGTACGATTGGGATAAAACGCTATTACAAAAGTTGATCTTACCGCAAGAGCAGAAAGACCTACTACAAATTCTCATCAGTTCCAGCGGGCACTCCATCGAAGACATTGTACGCGGCAAAATGAGCGGTGTAATCGTCTTGGCTACGGGAGCGCCCGGCACGGGTAAGACGCTTACCGCAGAAGTGTTCTCGGAGTACATTGAGAAGCCGCTCTACAACGTGCAGTGTTCCCAGCTAGGTCTTAGCGTCGACACCATCGAAAGCAACCTACAAGAGATTCTCCAGCGGGCGTCACGATGGGGCGCAGTCCTACTCATTGACGAATCCGACGTTTACATCCGTAACCGGGGCGAGGACATAACCCAAAACGCAATTGTGGGTGTGTTCTTGCGGCTGCTCGAATACTACCGGGGCGTTCTGTTTATGACTAGCAATCGCGGGAATATCGTTGACGATGCCATTCTCTCGCGAGCCACAGCCTGGATTCAATACCAACTACCCTCCGCCGAGCTTCTCGCTACAATCTGGAGCGTGCTGTGCCGGCAATATCGTGTGGAGTTGAAAACGAAAGAAATTGCACAGCTAGTAAAAGAGCTTCCCAACATCAGCGGGCGTTCTGTACGCAACATTCTTAAGCTGGCAACAATGTTGAAGAAAGAGAAAGCTACGGTTGCTGACATCATTAACGTGAGTAAGTATCAAGCCTTGGAGCAAAAGTGAAAAACTCGCTCGAACTCTTTATTCCGAGCACGGGCCGCGCGGCGCTGCAGACCACTATCTTCGCACTGCCGGAACCCTGGCAACGGGTTACCACGGTCGTCGTCTACGCCCACGAGCGCCGGGCGTACGTGGAAACGGTACCGCCCTGGGTTACGGTAAAAGCCGTTCCGGAGCGCGTGCAACGCATCGGTATGAAGCGACAATGGATAGTGGAACAAGCGCAAGGGCCTAAGATCTGTATGCTCGACGACGATCTCGAGCTATTAGTCCGCCGCTCCGACGAACCTGCGCACTTTTTAGCCGCGAGCACTACCGACGTCGGCGAAATGCTAGAAACTATCGAGCGGACACTATCTGCTCGAATCCCCCACGTCGGCGTCTGTCCCCGCGAAGGCGGTAACCGCATGTTGGAGGACGGATACTGTATGCGCATGTGTCGCGTATTGGCCTACCACATGAGCACACTGCGCGGGAGTGCTGCTCGTTTCGACCGTAACCCACCCATGGAAGACTTCGACATGACATTGCAGCTGCTACGGCTGGGGCACCCCAATAAGGTGCTCCACCTGTGGGCCCACGGACAACGCGGTAGCAACACTATCGGCGGCTGTAGCGGTTACCGTACGCTTAAGGTACAGGCCGAGACGGCTCGGCGCTTGGCCCGACTGCACCCCGGCTTCGTTAAAGCTGTACAGAAGACCACCAAAACAGCGTGGGGCGGCGCAACGCGGACGGACGTAGTTGTGCAATGGAAAAAAGCCTATCTCAGCAGTGGAAAGGCGCTAAAGCGTGAGAACGACGGAATTCTTTCAATTTATTAAAGTCCGCCACGCTATCTGGGTCTGTCGGGAGCGTGGTGAACCCGCGCCCTGGACGGAAGACCCAATTTTACAGAAGTTCCGTTTTTGCAATGTTTACAGGGAGCTTGACAAGGTAACAATCTGGATTCGGGAACACTGGCGTACGCCGCACGCGACGGACCCCGATCTGTGGTTCGCATTAACAGTGGCTCGCTTCTTCAACTTACCGGCGACGCTCGCGACGCTTGGATATCCGGTACCCTACCGCCCAGCGGAGCTCCGAAAGCGACTTAAGAAGCTAACCCCGCCCGTCTTTAACGCGGCGTATATGGTCCGCTCGGACCCGGGCGATAAAATCGACTATGTACTTAATGCCGTGTTGGCGCCGATGTGGAAAGCAAGAAAAGATATTTGGGCCGTAATTAACAATGAAACACTCGGCACTATTCCCCCGCCTACGCTCGCCGATATACACAGTGTACTTTCCCAATATTACGGCATGGGTAGCTTTATGGCCGCGCAAGTAATCGCGGATCTTAAGTACGTAGCACCGCTTAACCGAGCCAAAGACTGGTGGACGTGGGCTGCGCCCGGGCCGGGTAGCATGCGGGGTCTGAATCGAGTGTGCGGATATCCTACAGAACATCCCTGGAAAGACGGGCAGGTAAATCATTGGCTTTCTACGTTGCAAAAATTACAATCGGAGTTGGCCCCGCTTTTACAAAAAGTAGGGATGCCACGTATGTGTGCACAAAATACCCAGAACGCATGTTGCGAGTTCGACAAGTATGAACGCGCTCGCACGGGCGAAGGTCGACCGAAACAACTTTATCGAGGAAGTGGGATATGACAAAGCAAGAACGAATGAAAGGAAAATATGGAATTAAAGTGTCGTAACGTGAACGCAGCTCTTGCCGACGGTATCATGTACCTTCGTACGTCCGGCATCACACAAACTTCTCGCAACGGCCCGGTGTTGGTTGCACCAGAGCCAGTCCTTACCGTTTACCGCAAGCCTCAGGAACGAGTGCTGTTTTCGCCACGGCGAGATGCTAACCCCTTTTTCCATTTAATGGAAGCGCTCTGGATGCTCGCCGGGCGGAACGACTTAGCCTGGCCCTTGTACTTTAACTCCAAGTTCGGAGCTTACTCGGACGACGGTGTTACCGTGCACGGTGCATACGGCGACCGCTGGCGCGTGGGAATGGGCTTCGATCAACTTATCCCCATTGCGAATGAGCTGAAGAATAACCCGGAAAGTCGACGTTGTATATTGCAGATGTGGGATGCAACGCAGGAAGCCGGGCAGTATAACGATCTGTACAAAGCAATCGGCGGTGGAAAAGATGTACCCTGCAACACACACGTCTATTTTCTCGTGCAGGATGGTGGTACGTTGGATATGACCGTATGCTGCCGCTCCAACGATATTATCCTCGGCGCGTACGGAGCCAACGCCGTACACATGTCGATCCTGCAAGAGTACGTCGCCGCCCGGGCGGGCTATGCGATCGGTACATATCGACAATTCTCGAACAATTACCACTTGTACACGCGCGACTTCGAAGCGCATTCCGATGGCCCGGACTGGGCACTTTGGCAATTGGCGCAGGACGTGGAAACCTCAAATCGCTATGAAGACGGTATTCCGCCGTCGCGCGTAATTAACATTGACAATGTTGATGAGTGGGACGAAGAACTGAGTAATTTTTTCCGGCTGTGTGATTCTAACGCTTCAGGCAAACTAGATTGGTCAAAATTCACTGATCAATTTTTTACACAGTGCGCACTGCCGATGTACGCGGCGTGGACGGAACGGAAAGAAAAGCGAGGAACGGGGCTCGCAGCACTAGAACCTATGCAAACGGCTTATCGGGACTGGTACGCGGCCTGTAAAGAATGGATCGAACGCCGGGAGCTAAGAAATATGAAACTCGTTGCGCCCGCCGGATCGTAGGCTGGACGAAGTTCTCCACGCCGTGCACTTAATCGATATTTGTCTGCGCGTAGACCGGGGCGAGCGCTGTGGGGCGCATAAAAAGGTCGGCAACGACCTAGGCCCAATGATTGGGGTAATGGATTGGACGGTCGAGCTTCACCGATTATTGAACGGAGGACAGACGGCAATGAAAGAATTGAAAGAAGATTTACGAGTAAAGGATCCTAACCGTAGACAGGTCGGAGGCATGCATTACGGCGGAGGTACATACCAACATTGGGATCTTATGATCGACACGATAGGTCCCGGGTACCTGGTCGGCTGTGCTACAAAGTATCTAGCTCGCGCGAAGAACCCATTGCAGGATACGGATAAAGCGATCCACTACATTGAGAAATTAGAATCACTTTACGCGCCCGGTGGTAAACTGTACGGACAACTTCCCCCGGCGCGAAGCCGAGCGGGATGGTACGCGTACTGTAAGGAAAACTGCCCGACGCAGGCGCAACAGGATATCTTCTTGCTCTTACTGGGCTATACGACGCTGGAAGAGGTCCGTACGGCGAAGCGGTTGACAATGGCATACCGGAATGCACTAACCCGTTAAAATGTACTACTTTGTATTTTATCGACAGCGTTGGGAAGACTGTATGTTAACGTTCGCGCAGCGTATACTAGCTCAGCCGGGCGAGCTTACGTCCGAGAATGTGCAGGAATTGGAGGCGATAGGATGGGCGCTCGAAGAAATATGCTCAGCCCCGAGCCGCTTTCCCAGCGGGCCATAACCGAGCTGCTTTCGATAAGAGAATTTCTCGGGCTCTGCGGCGCGATGGACGAGCGGTGCGGAAGAACGCTGGCGGCGGTCACGGCGCTGGGTGGGCCGCTGACAGGCATGGGCGGTGGGCAGTACCAAATCGCCGCCCGCAACCTGGGCGGCGTAAGGTTCGACGTGCTCCACGTGGACCGCGACGAGGGCGGGAAGCTCGTTTCCGTCCTCGTAAGTGCGGAGGACGACGGGCTGTTGAGAATCAATTACGAAAACGGAGAATTAAAATGAAAATAGTAGACCGAATCGGGTCTTACATGTTAGAAGCTTTACTGTGCTTAGCTGTAGTAGGCTTCGTATTCGCCGAGACTGCCATAACAACACTAACATTGCCCGAGGTCGTGCAGCTACGCATCCAGAACGCCTATAAAGACGCCATGCTGGCTTCGGCGGAAGTGCAGCGCGTACAAGCGGCGGTCATCGCTGCCTCCCCCGACTGCCAAACTGCAACCAAGGCATTCCAAAAAACCGTGGACGACTATAACGCTCTGCTCGCGAAAGAGGCTGCCGACGCCAAATTACCCAAGGGCGCGACTATTGTTTATGACCCAACAACAAAGATTGCCAGTGTGAAGCAGCCGCCGTCAGAGCCAGTAAAGAAGTAGAATTTGCGCGACGCTTTGCGTTGCGTCCCGCTCGCGCGCACCCGCGCAAAGGGTAGCTGGAGGAACGGCAAGTTCCCAAGAGTAGCGGCTGATCACCGTGAAGGGTTACGGTGCACCCTTAGACCAGCACAACCACTCAGCGAGCGGAACGGAACGCAAAGGAAATTAAAATGACCGACAAATTTAACTACTTCCCCGTCTGCGCCGCCTGTGGCTTGGGCAATCTCGCGCTGATGCCACGGGTTACACTGGAAGAGCCAATCCGAGCTTTTTGTGTTGGCTGCCAGGAGCAGGTGTTGCTGACGGAGGTTCGATACGAGAAGCGATAATCCCAATTACATACAGCATACAGTAGAGAAGATCGAATTTGCGTTTATTATAGCGAGGCGCGAGCTTTCGGTGGACTTCCGAATTTACCGCATTTGGGGCAGTACATTGCCGCCAGAAAGTGCACCCGTCTATTTGGATCGCTACGGTAATGGTGTAAATGTTACGGAGAACATAGTGCAAGCTGCTGTGTTTGCGCACGGCACGGTAAAGTGCGACGGCTGCTCGGACTGGCATTTCGACGCGCAAGAAGAAAACAACGCCGACGCCTTGCACGGCTGCACGCGAAAAGACCTCACCAATATCGGTGAGGTCCTGGCGGCAGCGTGGGACTCAGCGAAGAGCCTACTTGTCGATGTATGGACTGGCGGTTAAATCCAGGGGTGCCCCGAGTGCACAATCTTAAGGTCCGTATCCGGCGCGTCGAAGTACGCCACGGGCATCCAGCAGAACCCCCCGAGGCCCCATCCGTTGCCCCAGGAGTTCTGGATCAGAAAGGCAGCCGGGCAGTTCTGCGGTCGAATAGTTGGCATCCGACCAACATCGTACCCCAGGCAGAGTACCTCATGCCCGCCCAGCACCCGCTCGCCCCGCTGCGGTAGCGGAACGACGCCCGAATTGGCCACGGCATCGGACTCGAAGGAAGCGTACACGGTAAAGCCAACCTCCACGGGCCAAGGCGTCGAATCACCCAGCAC